GCACTCGGAGAGAAGGTAATTTTTGGCGTTAGCGCGTTCAGCATTTCCAACATACAGCGCCGATACTCAGCATTCGCAGCATTGAATAACGACTGATCCTCGTCAGATTGCGCATAGCGCTTCACCGCACCCCATACAATTGTCATGTGGTACATGGATTCGCACAGCGGAATATCGGTGTTAGCGTTCAGTTCTTGCGGAACTGCGCGATAATGAATGCGCAGCGAATACGCAGAATCAGGGATTGTGTCGAACGACAAAACCCCATTGCTGAAATACGCAATGCACGGGCGACCAGCCTGCTTATTTGCGAGAGACAAGCTATTGGCCGACGACAGCGAAATAACAGACTCAATCTCTGACCACCTATCATCAATCAAGATAAAAACATTCAGCGGCACTTTTAAATCGGTAACGCCAAGCGCAGCAACTTGAAACGTTTCTTGTGCAGCTGTAAGCGTGCAGTCAGCATAGGATTTTAGAAAAACCCACTCTTCATGCGAGCGCTGAATATCGCTCCACGCATTGCGCACCCAATTCACAAAACGCAATTGGTGTCCGCTCATACCTGCAACAGATACGGGGCCGTCACCAGATTGCCCAGCCTCAACCCACGCGCGCTTTACGATTTCAAGGAAGTTCATTAGCCCAGCACTTCAAGCGGGTAGCTTTGAACATCAACATATTCAAACGCGCCGGTGTGATCGCCATTTTCGTTGACAACCTCAACCAATTTCTTAGTCACCGCATCGCGCAACACACCCAGCACACCGCGAGGAACATCAACCGCAACGCCGCGCTTAATTAAAAAACCAACGCCATTTAAACCCACAAAAACATCGTCGCTACCGCGACCATCATCGGTTTTTGAAATGCGAATCGTAACGCGGTCACTCATATTGATACCGCTTGCAGCATCAATAACACCGCCCGCCTTTTCAAGATCAGGAGCGGAGCCGCCGCCAATTGTGCCGCCGTTTTCTTCAATGAACGCATAAAGCTCATCTTTAGTCGCACCGTCTGGCGCAGCCAAACCCATCACATCGGTGATGTACGAAATAACATCTTCTTTGCTGCTTCGTTTCGTAATAGCTGTCATAAAAATTACCCAAAGTTAAGTCAAAAAAAAGGAGGCCGAAGCCTCCAATGTGCGCACCATCACTGTGCTGGTTTCAATTACAGAACCGACGCAGCCACTTCCAAGCGAACCATGCGCGTTTGATCGAGAATCACGCAGGCGTGCCACGCTTTCCACGCAACAGAGCCTTGACGGCCCATTGGGTCGCCACCGCGAGGCGTGTTTGGATTCAGAACCATCGGCTGGAATGCGCTCTCACCTTTCAATCCGACAGTGCCGAAGGCGCTCTCTGCCAAATAGATGATCGGGTAAATATCCGCATTGGTTGTGTTGGTAGATAACACTGTGGAGCCAGGTGCGGCACCGGTGTTAATCCATGAGTTCAACAACGGTGACGTGATGTAACGAACATCTTCAACGCTGCCAATTTCTTCTGCGCAGATTGCTTCGCGAACACCGTACTGAGATACAGGCACGAAACCCGCAATGTTGCGAATATCCGCCTCAAGGTCGGTGTGACAAACCGCAATGTACGCTGCCTCAATCGGCTTAGTGCCAACCTTGATAGATCCATCTTGGATTTTGCGGAGCTTGGGCGCACGCTGCGATTTCAGCATACGCACGGCACGGCGCTGCTTTGCCAGAGAAATTGGCGTGTTTACCGCGCCGCGCGATGCACCATTCGCATAAATCACGTTAGTGCCGCCGATAACAACGCCGTAATCAATCATCTCCATCGTTTCGGCGGCTTGCTCACCGGTAATCTCCATCAAATCCTTTAACACAGGATCTTCGTGAGTATCGGCGATGTCGTCCGAAATCGCAGACCATGAGCCGTAACGCGCAATGTTTACTGACACATCGCGGTATTCGAGCTTTTGAGCTGACGGAGTAACAAATTCAGTCAGTGGAGTTGTTGCAGTCGCCAAAGTTTTGGGGCCGCGAAACTTAACTTGCTGACCTTTGTTTTTAGGCACAGGCATAACCTGACCCAATTTACCCAATACAATGATTGGAGCCGCATGTTTTAACGCGATTGCGGAGGCGATGATGCCAACGCGTGGCGAAATATCGCCGTATGCTGTATTGCCTGTAGGCATGATGTACTACCTCAAAAAATTAAAGTTTTTTTCTGGCAATCTGGTCGGCAGCCCACTCAAACGCAGAGCTTTCGTCAACGGTTGACGTATTCGCTGCCCCATTTCGAGGAAGCGCCGCCATGTCGTCGATGCTGCGAGTGATTTTTTTGTGGGATGACGGCTGATTGCCGTTAGGGTTTGCTTGTTTGTAAAGCGATAAAGCCGCAGAAACATCTCGCGCAGAATCGCTCTGTGTTAGCGCTGCAATCGTGGGATGCTGCATCGAAACCCAACGTTCAAATTCAGGATTGCTTACAATCTCTGTTAAATCTGGGTGTGCAGTTTTTAGCGACAAAACCTCTTTCTCTATCGCAGCCTCTTGGGCGGCCGCAACAGAAGGCGCAATAACTTTTTCCTGCAAAACGCCGTTGTTGTCATTGACCTGCTTGGTTAGCTTTTCGAGCTTTTTGACAATCACCGACAATTCCGGCAATTCCTCCAAAAGCTCATCTAAGCTACCCTCTGTCTCTTCTATGCTTTCTTCCAGCTTTTGAGCTGCAGCAGAATCGCCGTGGCCTTGCGCTTGCATCTGCTCCAACCGTTGTTGCTGTAAATCCAACTGTCGTTGCAGTGCGCCTACGCGGCCTTCGTCGCTCTTGTACTTGTGCTCAATTGCTTGTAGATCCTGAATCCGTTTTTGTGCAGCGAGTGGCAGCGAATCAAAGTCAAATTCATCCGCAGGCTGTGCATTCACAACGTCCGCATTTGCATCTACTTCAATTTCACCGTCGTCTTCTGGCAACAACGAATCATCAGGTTGATTTATTCCCGCCTCTGCATCAAAGGTGTCAGCCATTTGGTTGAACACGTCGGACGCTTCGGCTTCGCTTAAATCGTGGTTTTCATTTTCGATAGACATAAAAATCCCCGCCAGCGTCAAGCGTTAGCCCAAGGCTGGTTTTTTTGGAGTTAGTGGAAAGGTTTAACTAGAAAGGTTTTATTGCGATCTTGCTGCAGCGCTCTTGGTCATGCTCAATCAGCGCTTTCAATGCAAGAATTCTCCCGCGATGAATTTTTGCATCATCGTCGGCACATTTTGTGTTTGTGATTGCTCGCGTAGATTTTTCAATTTCGGTGCGAGCATATTCAAAAACCGCTTGCCACTCTTGCGAGTGAAAATTCATTTTGTTCATTAGTTATCAAGCCCAAAGTTCGCCGTTTCGCCCATCACTTGTTTGACCTGCAATTCGGTTTTGAACTTGCTTGCATCTAAATCGCGGTCTTTATCGCGATCCAGCGCCTTAGCGGCCAGCTCTTCATATTTAATGCGCTCGGTTTGCGTGAGCTTCGCAATTTCCGCATCTCTACGCATTTGCGCAATCGCATAACTCAGCTCGTTTTCTTGTTGCCGCATCTCATGTTCAGCCTTAATTTCAGCCATGCGGTTTTCACCGCGCAATTTCTCTGCAGCTAGGCGCGGATCTTCCGGCTCACCTTGTTGCTGCATAGCTTCTTGCTGCGCTTTAAGCTCTTCTTGATACTCGTCGATAGTCTTGAGCGCTTCGTCTGGATCAATGTGCATCGACTGAAAGGCGCGACGCATTGCATCAAGGCCTTCGTTTTTGAGGAATTTAGAGAGAACTGGATGGCCCGCATACTTATCCAGCGCAGTGAGCATGGCTTGTGCTTGCTGCTCTTTCACCAGCAATGATGAAGTGCCGCGCGCGTAAACTTTCAAATCACCCTTGATCGTTTCGTCAGGGTTGAATTGCATATTCCAATCGTAAAGGCGCGTGATATTTGGGACAGTCATATAGTCGTCCCACTGCTTAACTTGCGAACGCCTAACTGTATTGGAGGCATTCATCAACATGGACATACCGCCGAGCGTAGGCGTTACTTGCCCTTGGTCGCCCTGCTGAATCATCGGCAATCCGGTTTCTTCATCAATCTGCGCTTTAGCTAATTGATAAATGTTTGCCAGCTCTTGCTGATGAGACTGAAAACCAAACGTTTTAAATGCCTTGTCTACATCCAGCATTTCATCCGTGGTTTCCCAAATTTTCCACGGCCCAATTGAGTAATCACCGTTAGACGGCTTTAGGCTTTTGTTAATAACAATTTGCGGGCCCGCTGATTTTGTAGCGTTGTCCAGCATCAAACGCATTGCAGTGTTTACAACCGCTTGCTGCTGTCTTGCATCGTGCGGAATGCCAGTACCAAAAATGCAATTGTCGTCATAGTCCCAGCAGAAAACCGAGTAAGGCCAGTCTTCCGTTTCCATCGGATTGACAGAAGCTTTTAGAATCAAACCACCGCAGAAGATAACAATGCCGTCATATTCATTCTCGGTTGCTTGCTCGGCCTCTAAAACACCTTGCGAAACCAGAACATCGCTTTTAATTGGCCCACGATAGCGCCACACTTCAAAGCGTGTGTCTTCAATCATGGAGATAATGCCGCTTAATTGGCGGAGCTCTGAAACATGCGAGCTAAAATGCTGAGTGGATTTTGCATCAACGTCACCATTGAGCAGTTTTTTTAAATTACCTTGGTGAATGTTTTGTATTCTGCGCATATCCTTGAGCGTTTTTTTGCTCATGTAGGTGCGCTCGAAAACGTAATTGCACTCGTTGATTGTTGCCGCCGACATATCAGGAAAAAAGTCCCACAGCGGCACAAACCGATACACGGGTCGCTTGTCGGGCGATAGCGTCAACTCATGCGCACCCGTTTGCGGATTTTTTACATACGACCTAACCTCTTGCTGCTCAACCTCTGGCCCGCACATAACGCCAGTACCGAAAATTGCGGCGGAGTAGATTGCGCGACGCGCTTCGGCGTTGTAATCACACTCAACAAGCTGGTCATCAATCGTGCGCGCCATCTTTTCAGCGGCATCTTGTGCGCGCTCCATCGTAGCTTTTGCGTCATCGCCTTTTGTGTAGGGCTCTTTCGTGTCTGCAAATTGCAGATCATTACCTGCAGCATCCTTAGCAACTTCTTCATTGCCAAGTGCATCTAAAACTTCTGGCTTTGGCGTCGGCTGAATTGAATAGTTCTTGTCGTCCACAGGGAACAACATATCAATAAGCTGAGCTGCACCGTTTTTAGTTTTCGGCTTTGTGATATTGGTGAAAACGCGACTGCCGCCGTCAGGGAAAACAAAGTCAGGCGGATAAACACCGCGATACTGACGCAGGTTTTCTAACCACTCTTGTTCTTTTTCTGCGCGCTGAGCAATTACATCGGTGAGCGTTTTCGATAATCCAGCCGCAAAAACTTCCAATGGGTCACCAATCTCGCTCGAACCATCGTCGGCAAGAATACTGATTTCGTTTTGCATGGATTAATAACCGGTGAGTTTGTCTGCAGCAACGTGGCGTTGCTGATTGCGAATATTGTTTTGTGGTTTAGTTATTGCGATATTTCGGCCCGTCATCACTAGGTAGCGCGTTGCATCCATGATGTGATCGTTTTCTTTTACGATGAGGCCCTTCTCGTTGCGCCTATAGAGCCGGTACTCTTTGAACCAGTTCTGCAGCGTTGAAAATACTTTTAATTGGCCGCCGGACAACAACTCAAACGTTGTATGCAATCCAGCTTCAACAGCATTGTCAGCTTTGCGCAGAATTAAGCCTTGCTCTTTGTATAGATCAAGCAAGTTTTCGCCGTCTTTCTGTGCCCTACCGCGTGCAGCAGGATCAATGGCGCCAGGTATCCAATTGCCGCGCGATTTAATCGATGAAGCGTGAACACTTGGCTCAGCCTGCCCGCGATAATGCTCGGAAATCAGATACCAAATATTATTGTCGCGGTCATGCGCACCCCAAACAGCGGCGGTGCATTTCCACCCAACGTCCATGCCGTAGGCTCTTGGCCAATACGCAGGAATTGGGAACGGATCAACCTTAATGTCATCCTCTGGCACCGGGTAAATTGCACCAGCACCAAGACTTGGAACGCCTTTAGCTCTCGCTTCACGCTGATGAACAGGCATTGACTTAATTAAGTCAGCCTTGTCTTGCGCCGTTAAATGCGGCACATCATCCCAACCAGCCATGATTACAGCCCGACTCATAGAAGCCCTGCCGATTCCATAAAATCCACTACAAGAGGCGTCATGCCCTGCAATGGAGTAAATGTCATCATTAGTAACCCGCTTGTTGTCATTGTCCGAATGAGCGCTTCCGCATAAACATCTTGCGGTACTTCTTCATCGAGCCACGCGAAATCCAGCTCAAAGCCTTGGAATATTTTTCGGCCTTGCTCATAGCTGCGCAGCATGAAACGGGAAGTGCCGCCGCTAATATGCTTAACGCGCACCTCTTCGTACGCCTCGGCAATACCTTGGCGACGAACAGGGTCACCCTGAATCAAATGCTTTGGAATCATGCCCGATCCAATATCATCGAATGAGCCAAGCATTTTGTTTTGAATAATGTCGCGCGTTGTTGCAGATGTATCGCCAGCAGCAAGACCAACAACAGGCCGATCAAATACGCGACCCTTCCACCAGTTCGGATAAATACCCGTTAAATGGCAAGTCGCCTCGTAACCACCAGCAATTGTTTTGCCGACGCGGTTCCCCGCCATAAACAAGCGCTCTCTGTGCTCAATTCCAGCATCAAAGAAGGCGATATGTTTTGGGTAAAGTGATCGCCTTAGCGGTCCGTATTCAGGAAACCAGCCATCAAACTGATTGTATTTTTTGCGATTGGCTTTTTCATTGAGAAGAGCAAGCAGCTCAAGCTTTTCGTTGTAAGTCAGCGATGCGCTGGTCAATCTGCGCCTCCGTCAACTCTTCAAACGCGTGAATATTCTTGTTTTCGACCTTGATCGACGCTAAATCGCCCTGCATTTTGTTTAGTTCAGCAATCGCAGCAATTGCAGACCGTGAGTCGCGCAGCTTTAAATCTGCTCCATCCTCATCTTCGCCGCTTGCAATAGCTGAATCGTGCTGAGCAATACGCCAAAGCAGGGCTATTTTTTGCTCAAAAGTGGCAATTTGCTTGGGCGTTAATTCTATTTGGGCGATTTTTTGAGCAAGTTTTTTATATTGGGTAAATGTTGGGTTGCTCTCTATCAGCTTATGAGCGTCTTCATTGGGTTTTTTGCTTTTATATCCCGCATCAACATACGCTTGCGCATTAGATTTGCTTTTCGCCAGCTCTTTTGCGAAATCAAGCTGCTTAGGTGTTTTGAATGTAGTTGCCAGCACAGCCAATTCATTTTTGAGCTGCTTTAACTCATCACTCATTCGAGCACTTCACATAAACAGCCACATCAGGGCATTGGGTTTTAACACCGTAATCAACGAAGGCGATTACAGCTAGCAGCAATATAAAGCCTGCCACAATAAGAATTCGTCTTAGTATCACTTGGCAGCAACCCCTTTCACTTTCTCATACATACGCATAGTGCCAAGCCCAAGCATTCCCATAATTAGCGGATATAGCTCGTCGGCATTTGGTACAGGCGGAAGGTGCGCGTTTGGGTAATACAGCAATACCCAACAAAGCAGAGGATATACAATAAACTTATAGGCCAGCGCTATAGCCCCAACCCATCCAAGCGCAGGCCGCCACCCTGATACGAACAGGCTTGTACTTGCAGCTTCAACCTTATTAACTTCGATTTGGCCTTGAGCCAATTCAGCATCTAATTTCGCCAGCTCAAGACTAAAGTTTTGCTCAGCCCTGGCCTTCTCGTTTTCACGCTCAAGGCGCTCATCATCAGATGTAAATAGCTTGTCAACTGTATCGCCAATTGCTTTAACCGTATCACCGCCGCCCATTAGTGTTGATAGCCAGCTCATTACACACCACCCAACGCACGGTTAATCCAGCCTAAAAGGAATTTGCTTTGTGATTTGTCTTTATTGCAGATGGCCGCGTAATACGAAACCTTGGCGAGAGCGAAGGAAACGAGGAATTCTTTAGCGGGAACAGCGGCAAGATGAGAAATCGTTTGCGGCCCCACAATTCCGTCAGCGCCTATACCAAGCGCCAGCTGGACAATTCGGCTACAGGTTCTTGGCCCCGCATTCACCGCGAAATCAAAAATAGATTCCGCAATTATCTGGTCATGAATTCGATCACCGCACACACGATCCCAATAATCACGCTTATAAATATCGCGAGCTTGTTGCTCGGTGAGGTCGCGGATATTAAGACTCGGGTAAGCGCGTTGCGATATGCCGTATTTAGTTGCGCCACCACGATCACCAGGAGTCTCGGTGTACTTGCTGCCACCTTCTTTCTGTAGCGTCTTCGCGATTGCCGCATTAAAATCAGCCATTATTCTGATCCATCTTTTTCGCAAACCACTTCCTGCCCCAATAGCGCAGATTATCAACACCGATAAACCCGATAGCTGCACCAATGGCTATATCTATTCGCTCGTAACCCATGGCAACAGCGGCTTGATCTGCACCCTTAGCAAGCAAAGCGGCCAAAGAAACCTCCAAGATAATTCTTTGCCAGCGACGCTCTTTTG